CGTGTGTATCGTGCAATTCTTTCAGGACTAAATTCGAGTGCATCACCTGTAGATAATCCCATAACTGTGGTTTCATCATAACCCATAGCTATGAGATCAGACCTTGTTAGCATTTTACGGTGTGCAACAAAATTAGAATCAGCAATTGTTCTTGCTCGTTTACTAATTAAAAATTCTTCTGGAGGTACGTTTTCTACAACAACCTTGCCTTTGTTTGCTGTGCGTTTTACTTTAATATCATGAGAAGATAATGCAGGGGCAAGTTCTACGCCTGTCATTTCATCAATCATTGCTTCTTGCACAACGAAAGAATCTTGCTCAACGATTTCCACTTCTTCGTCTTGCATAATCATCGTGAGTTCATCGTCATTTATGCCATAGTATTTTTCTGTAGCTACATCAACCTTATCATCCCAATAGGCTTTTACAATACCAACTTTTTGTAATAACGCATCTTTAAACCAATCGTGCATAATTTCAAAGCCGTTATTGTCTTTATAGAATATATGGTTACAATATACTGTTGCTTGTTCTGCTAATTGCTCATCACCTTGATTAACAGCTTCAAATTGCACAGCATCATCAGATGATGTAAATACACGCATAATTTGTGGCATTGCACCATCAACAACCTCAGCTACCTCGCCTGTAACAATAGAAGATTTACCTTCAACCTCGTTACCATAAGGCTCACGCATATAGTATTCAAGTGCTTGCTGTCTTTCATCTGTTGTTTCAGTTTCAAGATAACCAATAGCATCATCTATTTCACTTTCAACTATGCTTTTTAGTAAGTTGTCATTCTTTTTTAATCGTTTAGCCATTTAAACTACCCATGAATTGTTTATATTTAGTGGTTTATTCCAATCTTCTGTGCCTTCATTTATGCCAACTGCTAAGTAACGTATTGCATCGGCAAAATGTGAAGTCCAATCATGCACAGGTTTGTCAAAAAACACATCCTGCTTATCATTATAAGTTCTTCTATAATTGCGAAGTGCTGTGACTAGATCTAATGTCTTATGATCAAACCAACAGCGCGGTAAAATTCGTCTAACTGCTTGTATTCCATCATCTACAGGTAGTTTAGCTACTACCTCACATTGCAATCCAAGTTCATTAAGTGTTTTTAGCCTGGATTTACCTGTTCCTAATTCTCTGACTTGCACATCATGCGGTAACAGGTGCGTTGCGTGTTGATATCCGTTATCACGAACCCAATTAACATAGTGTGCTAATCCCTTACCATGATTTTCATGGCAATCTATAATTCTAATTTCTTTTCCTACAAGTTGACATACAATAATAGCAGTAGAATCGCCTACACCTAAGTCCCAAGCAGTATATGTTCTCGCTAAATCATCGTATGGAACTTCAGTCATACGACCTTCGCTTTCCAATTCGTTAATATCTGCGCCATAGTAAGAACCTTCTACAGGGGCAAAGAATGAACATTCAAATTCTTGCTCGTACTTGTCTGCACCCATTTCTTTTTTAGCTGACTCTAACTCATATTCATCTAAAATCTTAGTTTTTGATGCTTTAAATTCTAGCAGATTCCAACCTACCTCACCTGACATTGCTTTATCGCGCAATGTTTTGAAGTGATTAGAGCCTTTAGGTGTACCAATAAACATCACCCACCCTTTACGATCAGCAATACAAGGTCTAACAATTTCAGTAAATAGGTTAGGATTAATATCGGCAATCTCATCGATAATTACGCCATCAAGGTAAATACCTCGAAGTGCATCAATTGAGTCTGCACCATAAAGCGATATTCTACGATCCATAAAGTCTACTCGTAGTTCAGCAATATTTGCTTTTGCGTCTAAAGGTCTTGTGTATTCTGTCAAATAATCCCAAGCTACTCTTTTAGCCTGTGCGTAAGTCGGTGCAATATAACCAAATCTAGGTTTTGGTTTGTCGCACATTAACGCGCTATGGATAAGTTGTGTTATAGCTGATACCGTTTTACCCATCCTACGATGAGCAACAACCACAGTAAAGCGATGCTTGTCTACACTATTGTGTATCAGCTCTTGTGGTACTCTTGGTCGGTAACCTATATCAACAGTTTCCTCTTGGAAGTCCTGTTCTGCTAGATTATTCATCTTTTGGTTGATTGAGTCCTATTCCTGTAATAACATTAATAGCTAAAGGTGCATCTACACTACCCTCAATCTCTGTTGATGACAAGTCAGGTAATGATTTTTTAAGTAAAATTTCAATGGCTTTTAGTCGTGCTGGTGATAAATCTTCTGTTGCACCAATAGCACAGTTTTGTAAGACATTAATTAGCTGTGATGCCTGGATCTTTGTCCTAACTTCATCTTGATGTCTTTTTTTTAATCTTGCTGCCATGATCCTTCCTTAATTGTTCCATTCGTCTTAGCCTAGCTTCCCTAGACATTGTAATCCATTGGTCTAAATCTTCGTATGTTCTGTAACAGCTCACACATCTTGGTTCACCACCAGTAGTGTCTACTATACGGCATACACCTGTACATGGCGAATCATCTACCACTTTACTTTATTCGCCCAATAGGCGGCTGACATTTTTCCTTTTGCTATGTTTTTAGCGTGTCTTGCTTTAAATGACTTTTGTCTAGCAGTAGGCTTTTTATCGCCTGTTACACCCTGTTGACCAAAGCGTATTGTTTTTACTTTATTGCCTTCTTTAGCTACAACTACATGACTCTTCTTAGGATGGCTTGGTGTACGTTTTGGTTTATTGTAACCTGATACACCTGCTCTTGTAAGTCTAGAGTCTTTAGCCATACTATTTTGCTTTTGGTTTTTTGTGTGTTAATACTTTGCTACTTGCTGTATGCGTAGCACCTGACATTAACTTCCCATTAGTCTTATGTGTTTTACCTTTGTAAAGTTTACCATTTGGTAAGTAATGTGCGACACCTTTAGCCATTATAAATTAATCCCCTTTTTTTCTTGGCGTTGTATGCGGAAACAACCCAAATCAATAATAAAGAAACTATAGTGATGTGTATTTTTGCTATCATCCACTTTTTTATCTTCATAAAATTCAAAACCAAATTGCATGCCCCAAAAAATATGCCATGACCACATTATAGTATTCCTCTTGACTTCTGTATAAACTGTATTTGATTAGCTACCTCTTCTGATATAGGTGGAAACAGTTCAGGTGCTTTACCCATCTCTAGTATACCCATTGCATTAGATAATGGGTTAGCTGTTTTTCTCAAATCTTTTGTAAATTTAGGGGATAATGTTCCTGAATATAGTTTTCTCATATAATCATCACCTAATAAATCGTATACAGGTATATCGTCTACACCTAGTGATCCACCGTAAGTCATATTCTTATAGGCTCTATCGTAAGCAGGATGGTAAGTCACATCGGATAGTGTTAACTTATCTACATCAGGTACATCCAATAGTGTATTGCCTGCTCTATACTGTGGAAGATTTTTTAACCTTGCATCTAGAACTGCACCTCTAACATCATCAAAGTTATAGCCAAGTTGTTTTTGATACTTTTGATTTTCCATACGCTTGGCAAATGCTTTTCTGTATTTACCACCTAATTTTAATTGCTCACGACCTTCAGGTGTCATGATACCTTTCCAATTAGGAACATCTTCACCTTTAGAAAGACCTATACCCTTTCTCATTTCATCATCTAAATCTTTAATTAATTCTTTTGTCATACGACCATTATCTACAAACTGTGTTAACACTTCAGATGTCATATTAGAAAAGTATTCAGGTCTACCTGTAACATTAGACATTGTTTCAGGCATGACGATGACCTTACCTGATCCACCTAATGACTTATTGTAATCACGAGCTACATTAACTTTTTCTACAAGTGCTTGTGCCTGACCTTTATTCGATGCATACCCTAGCAAGTTATCATAGATGATTGGATCACGAGCATATTGAAATCCACCTGTAGTCATAACAGGGTTAGGCAATCCAAAGTCAGACACACTATCAATCAAGAATCCTCTAGTGGTAGCATCACTTGGAATGAACACTATAGATGATCCTGCTAGATCTTTTCCTGGAATAATTTTTTCAGGTATTAATTTAGTTTCTTGTTTACCTGTGAACCTATTTCCAACAAGTGGGTTAGGGTTAGTTGCTGTATTCACTAGAAACTGATTAGGAAATTTGCTTACAGTTCCAAGCATTCCTGCTACTTTAGACATTGGATTAACCAAGTCCATTGCACCTTCAGGCGTTGTCAGGTTTTGTAGTGATTGATCAAGACTTCTGTTGACTGCTTCACTTACATTATCACCGCGCAAGTATGCAGATAATGGAGTATCTTGTTGTGTGTACCAATCTAACAACCCATTCAAACTAGCCATGATTACTTCTTCTTGGCTTTATTCTTTTTAGATTTAGGGAATCCTTTTTTCATGTTAGCGTATGCTTTGTCCGATATAGTGGATTTACTTTTTGGTCTGCTTATTCCCTTTTTTTTACGAGCATTGATATTAGCATATAGTCCTTTTGACATTATTAATATCCTAACAATCTTAAAATTTGATTCATTCCCTTGTTTGGTGTTTGCTGATCATAAATTTTTTGTTGTTGCTGTTCAACATACTCAAGCAAATATTGTTTTTCAGGGTCGCTTAAATTCTCAAAATCAACAGGCGCATTACTTCCCATGTTCAAAGGTGTATTTCCTCTTTCAATTAACTGATTTAAGATTGGATCTGTTTGACCAGGCATAGATGCAGAAGCTAGCATTGTTTCTCTGCTACTCAATTGACCAAATGGATCAGCGCCAAGAAGACTCACTTCGTTTCCACCATTCATTTTTTGCAATAACGCTAACTCGTTCATGCTTAATTGACCAAACGGATTATATCCCATCATTTCTTTTTTCCTTTTCCATATTTTTTACCGTACTTTTTCATGTTAATTTCCTTTTTTGAAAAACATAATTATTTGATTTTACGAATGATTTACTAACTAACTAGGTTAATTAACCAATAAAAAAAAGAGCCACTTCTCGGAGGATGAAATGGCTCTTACGGAGGGTAAGAAAATGCAGACGCATCTTTCCTACAGGTATATATTATACAGATGTTTTTTCAGATTCTAGATACCTATTTATCAATAATGTATTTTATTTTCAATTAACGCTAGCAAATGATTTAAGGCTAATTCTAATTTCATCTCATAAGCAATGGGTTTTTTACCGCTAAGATAACGATAATAAATGGCTGATTTTTCTTCAGGTAATAAATCATCAATCGCTGTATCAATAATATCTACATTAGTAGAATTAGAATTTTCAATCATGTCTTCAAAAGTATTATTACCGCTAGAGACCACCCCTGTAGATTTGCTTGGATAACCTAATTTATTTGAATGAGACTTCATCCATAAAGACCAATCTTTTAAAATATCTTCTAACCTGGATAGAGTAATCATGACCAATCATACCTAATTTATTGTATACTTTTAAAGTATAGACTTATTGCCTTACAGATCATGCAATGATGAAATCGTTCTCATCTCTCAAAGTTGCCAACCCTAGAGGGGGTTGTCAACCTCGCATCTTTCTCGCTTTCACATTGCCTGTAAAACTAGGTTAGATTTTATCATGTATTTTCCACATTCTAGATACCTGAAGAAGTATTTTTACAAAATAAGTGCAAAAAAGGTTGATTTTCTTTATCAAAAGCGTATGATACTAATTAAGACATTTAACTAAACGGAGGTAAAAATGGCTTATTTAGATGGTATTACGGAGTTAGCAACAATCCTTACAGCTTGGCGTGAGGATATGCAAAATGACAATAACAATGATGTCGTTGAATCTCATGACATCTTTGATCCCATAAAAGAATATGACGATTATCACGATTGGATTTCTACTCGTGACGAGGAAACATTTTCTTATCAAACTCAACATCAAAACTCTATTAACGGAGGTAAATAATGAAAAACAATAAATTATTTGATGATTACATCGCAAAACTTAAACGTGCAGATTGGTTCTACGATTATTCTGATGACCATGCAGTTTGGAATCAAGGTAGAATCTTTATCCTTGAATTACACAAACTAGCAAGTCAAGTTGATCATGACTATGTGCATTGGAATTATTATTGCAAAAATGATGACCTCAAAGAAAAAACTTTAATTGGAGGTAATCACTAATGGATTATGTAGACATTAAAGCAAACAAAGAAGCGTGGTTCGAGCAATTTATCGAAGACTATATGAGCGATGGTTGGCTAGAATCTTTAGCCACCACCCTAGCGTATAGAAATTTTGATGAACTTTACAACAAACTACCTAACGGAGGTGAATAATGATGGAAATAAACAAAATACACGGACTTTTTATTACAGAAGACCAGGCATACGATTTAGCTTGTCGTAGCGAGTTTATATCAGCAACACCATATAATTTGGCTATTATGCAAATACGTGAACATTGGAGGTCAGTCAGATCAGAAGAACTTTATGAGCCTGTAATTGAATTTAATGTTCCTAACATAAAAACTGGTCGCAATAAAAAATTTTGGATGAACTATGGTTTTGTTGGAACTAAAGGATATATGGCGTGTACAGTAAATAGCGTTATAAATGGACATTCTTTTAGTCCTAAATATGGTTTTGAATACGATGTGCGTTCAACATTAACTAACTTGGAAGTGGCATAAGCCGCTTCTACATCGGAGGTAATTAATGATGGAAATAAATATAAATAAAACTTATCATCGAGCATTTGGTAATGGGTGGACTCAACCATTCAAAATAATTAAATTTGTTCGTGGATCAACAACACGAGGTTACATTGAGGTTTATGAGAAATCAAAACAAAGATGGAAATCAAAAACCAAACCTTATGACTTAACAGAAATTATTTTGGAGGAAATAAGATGACTAATCAAGTTTTATATGATGCTTTACATCATGCCGAAAACTTAGAAAAGCAAGGCAAGATTAATGATTGGGCGTGTTGGGAATTTTTACGCGCGGTCGATCAAATTTTAATTGAATTAGAAAAAAGGGGAGGTTAAATAATGCCTTACATTCAGACATTAATAGAAAAAGACGGCAACATTGAATTACGTCAAGATGAATATGATGCAGAATTAATGCTATTTTATGAGAGCAATTCGCGGCTTGATCGTAAGGCTAACAATTGCATAAGGTTATGGGATAAGCACGGCAAAGAGGTTGATATGCAAGGTTTAAAGCTCGTTGTTTATTCTGAAAAAGAGATCAAAGAGGGGAATAACCATGAATAAATATATTATCACAGGGCGCGTAACTAAAACTATTGAGGGTTTTGAAACACCTCAAAAGGCAAGAGAAGAGTTTATTAATTTAATTGGTCATGATGAAGATGTTATGATTTTTGATGAAAATGGGGAGGAAATTTTATGAATAAAACAGAAAAAGAGTTTCAAGCGGGTTACGATTTAGGGCTTGATTTAATAGATAAGTTGGGGGTTAAAACTAAAGAGAACCCTACCTCAAACCATATGGCAGGCATTGTATCAAGTATATTAAACTTTGCTTATGTGTTTGCACCTAGCGAAAAACACGCTGATAACCTAGTACAATTTTGTATAAAAGAAGCAAGGCGTGATAGTAGAGAGTATAAAAAGGGGGAAAGTCATGACTAAGATGATTAAAGATTGGACAGATGCTGTATGGGCTATATCTAACATCTCTGCAATAGCAGGTGAATTGGTTGTTAGTTCTGACGAAGGACGATGTATGTCATGGGGTTCAGATGACGGCTACTGGTTACACCTAGAAATCTGCGATGAAGGAAAACCACGCATTTTAATTAATGATATGACTGCCCCGACACAAAAAATGTGGGGCGTTATCGGCTATTGTACGTATAACCATATTTATTTTGAATATCAAGACAATGGCTATGAAGATAAAAACGCACAGGAGGAGCAATTATGAATTTTGTAGAGATAGGCAATTTATCAGACACAACTAATGCAAAATTAGATTGGATCATTCACATTATGGAAACACGAGTGGTTCATAAAATGACACGAGGTGAAGATCCAAAGTTTGACACAAATGATTTTCATGCAATGTCATGTGTTTTTAATGTGCCAAAATCAGAGTTAAGAAAAATTTTTAAAGCATGTTGGTCTCTTTGGACTAAACAAAAACCAGAGGATAGATTATGAGTAATTTTTACCAAAAATATTATCGTCAATTAGAAGGAGTAATATATGAAAGCATTAAGTGAAATACAAAACAAATTACAAGTTAAAAAAGATGGAAAGAATCCATTTAGTGGTTGGTCTTTTCGTAACATAGAGTCCATTTTAGATAAACTTAAAGATATAACAAAAAATTATCCTGAAGTGGTCATTACGTTGACAGACGAGTTTAAAGACTTTGGTCAGTTTGGAGTTGTATGTGAATCAACGGCTACTTATTACGAGGATGGTTGTGCATTAGTATCTTGTAAGGGTAGTGCTAGGGTTCACTTTGGTAAGAAGGGTTGTGATGCATCGCAAGAATTTGGGTCGGCTAGCAGTTATGCAAGGCGTTATGCTATTTCAGGTTTGCTTCTAGTGAGTGGTGGTGAAGATGATCCTGATGAAACTGACACTACGGATCTGAATAACGGTGAAGTGGTTGTCAATCCTAAGGTCATAGAGGATGATTTACCTTTATGATTCAAATCCAAGACCTATTAGGTCGTTTAACTAAGGTAAAAAAAGTAGGGGAAGGTGAGTGGATCGCATCTTCCCCTACAAGGAGGGATAGCACCCCATCACTTGCGATTAAACTCACGCATGACCAAAAGATATTGTTAAAAGATTTTGGTGGCTCAAGCGTTGAGCAAATTTGTGATGCCATAGGGATAGGCATACATGATCTATTTCCTGATAACTTAAACAAAAATTATGATAAAAGAATTATTTATCCGTTTAGTTCAAACGTACTCAAAGCATTAAGATTTGAATTAGGCATAGTATTGGTAAGCGGAATCCATCTGCTTAAAGATAAAAAATTAACTGAAGAGGATATGGATAGGCTTGCCCTTGCAGTTGAACGAATTAAGGAATCCTACGAATTATGTCTAAAATAGAGCAGGGCGCAGAGGTATTAGACAAGCTAAGATTAAAAAGGCTGATGGTTAATGATAGTGACCTAGATAATTATGCTAGTCAGGTTGGTTTAGATGAGCATACTACAATTAGAAAACCTAATGACTTTATGGAGGAAACCATAGACTACTTTGAAAGTGGCGGTATGATGCAGGGATCGGCTCTTGGCTTTCCTTTGCATAAAGACAAGGCATTTAGGTTTCAGGATAGGCAAGTAACTGCCTGGAGTGGTTTTAATGGTCATGGTAAGTCAATGTTTTTAAATCAAGTATTACTACATTTTATATTAGATGAGGATCAACCATGTTTAATGATTAGTCCTGAAATGTCACCAAAAATGCAGTTGGCTAGATGGGTCAGGCAGTTTGTAAAGAAGTCACTACCGACCCGTGACGATATACTACGGTTTTGTGATGAGGTAGATGACAAATTATTTATATATGACTTTGAAAATGCAGTGAGTAGCACTCGGATTATCAATGCAATTATTTACGCTACAGATAAGTTAAAAGCAAAGCATATTGTCATAGATTCGCTTATGAAAATTAGTGATGTAGATTCTGAAGATTATGGAAAACAAAGAGAATTTTTAAATACGCTTTGCGCATTAGCCAAGTCTCAAGAATGTCATATCCATTTAGTGGCACACTCTCGAAAAGCGTTTGACGAGGATCAGCCGCCTAACAAAATGGATGTGATGGGCAGTAGTAACCTTATTAACCAATGTGATCAACTTGTAACTGTTTGGCGCAATAAACAAAAAGAAAAAGTTGATCCTGATTTGTTGTCGGATGACGATAAGGAAAAATGGCGCAGGAAGCCTGATGCAGAGGTTCACATTCAAAAGAACCGTCATGGTGATTTTGAGGGCGTACTAAAGTTTTGGTTTGATTCACCAACATTAACTTATAGGGAAAAGCCATGAAAAATGAGGGTATAAAAGCAGTTTTAAAAACCATTGTTAAAGAATTTGGTAGCGACATACAATTTCGTGTAAGGCTACATGACGGAAGAGTATTCAAAACTAAAGATTGGGATAAGCTACACAGGGTTTACACTTATAGGAGGAAAAAATGAAGCAAGTATTAGATCCTTGTTGTGGATGTAAGATGATGTGGTTTGATAAAAATGATCCTAGATGTTTTTTTGCAGATCAAAGGCAAGGCAATTTAGATGTAAGTCATTGTAGTAAAAATCCAGGAAAAAAAATTATAAATCCTGATGTAATTCATGATTTTAGAAAAATGGATTTTAAAGATGAATCTTTTTGGCATATTGTGTTTGATCCACCTCATGTAAAAAATTTATCATTAGATTCAGTTACAGGTTTTAGTTATGGCTCTTTAGATAAAGACACTTGGCAAGATGATTTAAGAAAAGGATTTTCAGAATGTTTTAGAGTGTTAAAAACAAACGGGACATTAATATTTAAATGGAATGAAATACAGATACCATTAAAAGAAGTTTTGTCTTTAACAAAATATAAACCACTTTATGGGCATAGAAGTGGTAAAAAAGCACTTACACATTGGATAGCATTTATTAAAATGGAGGAATAATTATGATTGAATATGCTTTTGTATTGGTAATAAGCACTAATCTAATAGAAGACGATTTTAAATACATAGGTAACTTCGAATCTTGTCAGCACGCAAACCTTTATATTTCTTTGTATCATCCTGACAAAAGAGCAAGTAAATGTTTGCTACAACAGTACATTCATTTACCTGAAAACATTATTATAAAAAATATAGATATGCGTAGAGGCACAATAAGATATTATGATGAACATGATATGTGTAAAGTAAGGAGAGATTGTGATGAGTAAAGGTTCAGGTCGTAGACCTTCAAAAGTATCAGATGATAAAGTTCAAGAGGCATGGGAACGTATTTTTAAAACAACAAAAAAATTAAAGGAAAAAGATGAGCAAAACAAGTCCGACACAAAGAAGTCTAAAATTGATCCGAACAAATGGCTATCAGACAGTTCAGATTGTTGAAGTATGGATTCCTTTTGGCAATGGCGTTCGCAGAGACCTCTTCAATTTTATCGATATTCTTGCTATCAATGATGATGGAAAAGTCTTAGCAGTTCAGACAACTAGTTATAGTAACATTAGTGCAAGATGTAAAAAGATTGCAGACAATGAGCATATTGCTAGGGTTAGGGCGGCAGGATGGAAAATCGAAGTTCATGGATGGCATAAAAAGAAAAATAAATGGGAGGTTAGAATAGTTGATGTATCATAAACGACAAGAAGATTTTGAGTTTGTAAAATTAGATGGCACTAAAATTACACGAAAAGAATTTATGGAATTAATATTAAATAATGTTACTGACCAAAATGTTAATACTGTAGAGATAGCATCGTTGATTCAAATGCCAGTAAAACCTGTGGGCAATATGTTGAGATATTTAGTAGTAAACGGGTATCTAATATCAACAAAAACACAAAGGTTTACATATTATAGAAAACCTAACTATTGTGCTTTAGCTAGTATGTTTTACGATAAAGAACTCATATTAAAGAACTTTAAAATTAAGGGTAGGACAATGCGTAAGGCAGAAGATGCGCCTTCCACGTCTTATAAATCAAAACTAAACGACTACTCGTGTAATACTAGTAGTTCTTACATAACAAACATGGAGGAAGTTTAATGGAACAAAGAACTCAAGCCTGGCATGAAGCAAGGCTAGGCAAGGTTACTGCATCAGGCGTATCAAACATAATGGGATCTAAAACAAAAGCAGATGGCTATATGTTACAGATTATTTCTGAAAGACTAACAGGAATTCCTTATGAAATACCCATTACATATGCAATGCAACATGGCATAGAGACAGAAGATGAAGCTAGAAAAGTTTATGAAAAGAAGTTTGGTTCTGTAAGCCAAGTAGGTTTTGTAGATCATCCTACAATTCCTATGTGTGGATGCAGCCCCGATGGAATAATTTACGGTGACCGTAATGGATTAATAGAGATTAAGTGTCCTCAAGCGAAGGCACATACAGAGATATTGTTGACAAAAAAAATTCCTCAACAATATATTCACCAAATCATGTGGCAGTTAAGCTCATGTGGTGATGATAAGGAATATGTGGATTTTGTAAGTTATAATCCGACATTTCCCAATGACCTCAAGATGATAGTTATCAGAAAACCTCGTGATAATGATTACATTGCAACACTTGAGGAAAAAGTAAAAGCGTTCTTAACGGAAGTTGAGAATAAAATTAAAGAACTAAAGGAGTTATAAATATGGCACAAGAATACGACAACAAAAATAGATTTGTTCTTTTTAAGAATGATAAACAAGGCGTTGAAGCAAGACCTGATCTTACAGGGAATGCTACATTAGAAGATGGCACAGAAGTAAGGCTATCTGCCTGGATTAGAGAATCAAAAAATGGAACAAAGTTTTATAGTGGTCAGATTCAAGCTAGTGAAAAAAAAGCTACTGAAACTGTTACATCAATTGATCAAATGGAAGATCAGATCCCCTTTTAGGGGATCTTTTTCTATTTGAATTTGTACGATGAATTATTTATTGCATACATACATTGTAACTTCAAAGCCAAAACGCATTTCTGTAGCTGTTGGTTTAGTCCACATGGTTAATTCCTTAAAAAAGTTAATCAAGGCTAAATTATACCTTGTATGTATGTATTTTCTTATTGAACAATGTATGAGTTGGAGGTAGTGATTTGTATGAACATTTTAAAACTAATGAATAAACCTAGACATGAAATGACTGATGAGGAAGTTGAATTTATATGCAAAGCATTTGATATATTAGCTAAGAATGGCACAGATTTTGTAGAAGTATTAAAATCTGAACAAGGCATTGAAAATTTAGTAAATGAATTACAAAAAGCATCAGACAAAGGAGTTCACTAATGAAATGTATTATTGCAATAGGAAGCTATACGGTGGTAATATTAAGCATGTGTTTTTATGGTTATGTTTATATGAATACCGATAAACACAATTATGAATGTAGCAAAGGAAAACTATTTAAAAGCGCTACACCTGATAGTTATGTTTTTATAAAGACATCAAGTGAGTGTTTTGATGCTAGAGACAAACCTTTAATTAAGGAGATAAAAAAATGAATAATTTTAAAGCACAAAAATTAGTTGGACAATATTTTCACACTTATAAATATGACAATGAAACTAATCAATTAGAAATAGAAAATCAAGGGTGTGTTGACGGAAAAGTAACTGACGAATATTACATTTGCCAGATATTTAGTTTTATTGATGGAAGCGAAACTAACAGCAAGTTAGTTCACATAAAAGATATGAAAGATTGGAGATTTTATAAAACAAATACACTTATGAACGAAAAATTAGATAGATTGGTTAATTGTAAGGAGGCAGCATGAGTGACAAAATAAACCCTGATCATTATAAGCACGGGGGTATTGAAACAATAGAATACATCCGAGCTAAAATGCAAAGAGAAGAGTATTATGGATATTTAAAGGGTAACGCTATTAAATACATAAGCCGAGAAGGTCTAAAGTCTGACAAAATTATGGACAAGATTGAAGATCTTAAAAAAGCTAATTGGTATATAGAAGCTATGGTTGAATTTCACAAATCTGAACTAGCAGTATTAGAGGCAAAGATTAAAGAAGATGAGTGGATAGAGGATGCCTTAGTAGATGAAAACTAAAACTTTAAATATTGGAATCAAACCTTTTCTGTGCCACAAGTGTGGGCAACCTGCTATGTTTTTTGATTTAGACAAAAAATGGTATTGTGGCATGGTATCAGGTTTTGGTGTTATGAATTCTAAAGGATATTGTAAAAATGACAAAAAAGAAAAAGATTCAGGTTGATTATTTTAATATTATTGATGATGGTTGGCATAAAAGATATAGCATAACTTTTACCCCTAACGGTAATAAGTTAAACTATCAAATTATGAATGAGCAGACCACACGCATAGCACATAAAGGGGAATATGATGGATAGAAACATATTTCATGTATGATGACTAAAGAAAATACATTTCAAGAAGATTTATCTATTGGTTTAAAAATAGAAACACAAGTCTTAGATATTATTAGAAAGAAATATTCTTCTGCAAGTATTATTAATAAGTACAAAGGATATGATATTTGGATACCAGAAATACAAAAAGGTGTTGAGGTTAAGTATGATGGTAAAAGTAAATATACTGGTAATATTGTTATTGAAATTGAAATGTATAATAAGCCATCTGCTTTACTTACAAGCGAAGCAGACATTTGGGTTTTTTATGATGGCAATGAATTTATATGCATAGAAAAAAAATACATTTACTATGCAATATTTATGGCTAAATTAACTTATGTAGAGTTTGTTGGCAAAGGTGATAGTGTATCTAAAAAAGCCTTTTTAATAAAAAAAGAAGATTTATTTAAATATGGTAAACAACTTGATTTGATTTAAGAATTAATATTAAACAAAAGAAGTATAAACAAAAAAGAGAAAATAAAACTAAACTAACTCCATAAATTATATCTTTAATCATCTAAATCAGGTCTGTTACAATAAATAGAATCTACAATCAGCTCAACATCTGATCCATCATCAAAATAAATTACCATTGTATCTTCCCCAAAAACAACATCTACAGCTTCAATCATTTTGCCTGTTATGTGTTCGGCAATTTCTTGAATGTCCATAACTTTCCCCTTTAAATGCTGATATTTGAGCCTGAATTTTTGACCTGTTGCGCTTTGTTGCTCCTTGACCATCTTCCGCAGCTTTGACATTGGTAACGCTGAAAAACGTATTTTGTATTGCAAACTGTTCCCCTCTTATGCAAATTATGTTTACCACAACTAGGGCATACTCTTTCCAGTGTGTATTCATTATGATTCGGATGTGGCTTAATCCATCCTAACATTTTTTCATAAACTTTTTCTAATATAACAACATCATTCTTGTTATATTTTTTCATAATTTTCCATGCAGACTTATCTTTAGCCATACATTTAACCCATAACTCAAAACCTTCATGATGAGTTTTTTGTCCTACTCCGAGTGCTTGTGCAACATAATCTAACTTGTTACTAGGGAATCTAAATTTTGATCTAGAAGTTCTTAATAAATCTATTTCTTTGTATGGTGATGGTGGGTTCATCCCATGTAATAAAAATTCTTTATTGAGTGTAGGTATATCAAACTTACTGCCATTATAATGGATAACTGCATCACACTCATCTAGAAGTTTATGTATTTGCTTGATCATATTTTTATGAGTGTTTTCCATAATAGAATCAAACATAACTTCTTTTTTGCCAAGCCACTTAGCTGCCCAACACATAGTGTAACTTGTTTCAATTAATTGGTTTATACCTATATTTTGATCATATGTCCCAAAACAGTACGCACTATTTGGGGACGTTTCAATGTCAATTAGCAGTATCTTCATACTTTAGTATACATTAACTATATAAAAATGTTCCATTTTTATTAATAATTAACGCTTGTTTTCTAGGAGTTTCACCACTCTCTGCGAAAGATATATGAACCCATTGATTATACTCATTAATAACTTGGTCATAGCAAATATCACTATCAACAATGGCAGCGACAGCACTATTAATATTATGGTCGCCACTAGGTCTGAGGTCTGCAGCCAGCCCTTTGACATGAGCAGATGTGGGTTTAGACTTGAGTATATTGTTAAGCTCAATGCAGCGATAACCACTACTAATATAGAGAGGTGTGCCGAGTAACTTTCTAACATCTTGTAATCCTTCCGCTAATATCATTATGTTATCCATTAGCTGTTCTGGTACTTTATTATCTATGCCTAGCCTTGTTGCTGTTTCGCTAAACTCTAATTCTTCTAAAGTAAAGTTTGGTGTCAACCTCACTTAGAAATACCTTTTAACTTTTCAAAAGTTCTTAACCCTGCCATACCTAACATTGCAAAAGTAAGTTCTAATAAAATGTCATGGTCTATTGTGGGGACAGGACTTGTTACCCCATCTAAGCCATCAACATAAACTACAAGAGGATGCCCGACAAATAACCAGAATATACCTATGGCACAACTCCAACCAATCATAGGTCTCCAACCAGCAACAAAGACTGAGCGGTGTTCTGCTTCTGCTTTATTAACTTCTAGCTGTGCAAGATTAAGTTGATTTGCATTTTGAATAAGAGTTTTTTCTATTTCTTGTTTTGCTTTTTCTGCACCGTTTTTATCAGGAATAACTCTATCAAGTACAGTTCCGATTAAAGGTAAAATTGCTTGTAACATATCACCACCAAAAATAATGACAGTTCCATTTAGGAACTTCAATTAACATAAATAAAAGAATTGAGAGGAATCCGTATAAGAACCCCTCCCAAAATGAATTCATTCTAATATCGACCTGTGAAGCCATCCCATAGGTTATGCCAATGGTGACTTACCCATTTATCCCATACCCATGTCCAAACAGCTAATGCGACCCAATGTTGCCAATCCCATTCCATATTTAACTCCTTAATAGTTAAAACCAATAAGTACACATAAAATAATGTATACCGCTACAAATATCCATAACCCTATCTCTTTCATAAGTGTATATTGGATATAATCACAGCAATAGCAATAGTGCCAAAGCCACCTAATGCTCCCCAAATGAGTTTATTAAGCATAACTTCAATCCTATCCAGTCGCTTGTGAATTGTTGCATATCTTTCAGCACATAGCTTTTCATGTGCCACTAGTTCTTCGTGTGGTGTCATAATTGCCCTATCTTGTATATAATAAATTTTTAATATCTAAATCGTTTAAATCTGTTATAGGACTTAAACCATATCTACCAACGCCTGATAAGGCTTTATAACCTGGTTGTAATAAAGGATCAACATATCTAGATGCTGTACCTAAATTTAATGCAGATCTTCCAACAAGTTGCGGTGATGCTGAAGAGAGTAAACCTGCTCCCAAAGTTCCTGTAACTGGTAATTGTAATAAATCAGATGCAATTGGAGTTTCTAACATAGTATTTAATGTTTCTACAATGACAGGCGACATAGTAACTGCCGTTACACCAGTTGTTTTTGCTGAATTTAAATTAAATGGATCTTTTGTTTCTAATGCTGCAATTTGAGGAATAATTTCTTTATCTAATTTATCTAAAGCACCAGATAAAATTTGATTTTTTACATTACCTCTTGCCGTGTCTTGAACTAAATTTCTTAAATTATTAATTTGTGTTGCGGGTCTAATCCTGCCTTGTTTCATATTACCAATATTAACATTAATATCATCTAATACTTTGTACATTTCTGTATAATTTGATAATAATCCTTCTACTCTAGGATCAAGCATTTTTAATTCATTATCAATTAAATTACTTGCCTGTTGTATATTATTAAATAATTTAGGCTCATCTAACTTATTGATTTCTAACTTCATGTCATACAATGACGAAGCATCAGACAAGTTTCCAGGCTTTTTGTATCTATTAACAATCTCTTCAAAATCATCAAATTGTTTTAGAACCTCTTTGTTTCCTCTGGCAGTTGATCTTTGAAGATCTAAATTGCCTAGTATTCTGTCATGTACTCTTCCTACGGTATCTACCCCAAGACTGTTTGAACTAACATCATTGAGATAGTCAGTAAACTCTGCCTGAACACCTTTTTTATATTGAGAAAGTTGTTTTTGTAAATTAGTGACAATATCTAATTCGCTCGTTTTTCCTTCCATTACTTTACGAGCTGCTTTCTCTGCATCACTTTGACCTGTAATTTTACTTGTTCTTCCTGCTTGATATAATGCATTTATTGCATTGTTTGGAACACCAGACATTGCAGATGAAACACCTTTTACGGCAGATGCTGTAGGTTTGACAACCCAATTAATAGGTTCACCATAAGTGGACACTTTACCTGATACAGATGCAATCTTTCCAGTTTTGGTTGCAAGTTTGATAACACCACCAATACCAGCAACATCACTTGCAAAGCCAACTGGATCAGTTCTAATGGTGTTCATAAGCGCTTCTTGACTACCATAGCGATTAATATAAAAGTCTTTAACTGCTTTAAACGCCAATAGATCTTGTGATTGTTCTATATCTTCAGGACTCATTCCTTGCTCAAAAACTTTTTGATAATACCCATCTTTTTTATAATATTCTTGACCACCTTTATATACTGAATGTAATCCTTTTGCAGTTAATATTGGATGTCTTATAGGGTAAGTTACATCTTCAAAGTAAGTTGCTAGACTTCCACCAAAGTTACCTGCTGTATCTAATACATAATCCCATGCATCACCTTCAAATTTATTAGGATTAAATGGATCACCTAATTTTATTTTTTCCCCACCGTCAAGTTTTTCTTGTTGTGGTTTTGGTACACTAGCATATGGATCAACAGGCTCACCAAGTTTAATTTGATTAGGTTTAACTTCTATTTCAGGAATTGTGCTTTCAAGTGTTGCCATTATTTTTTCCTTTTACGACTTTGTTTAGTAATTGGATCACCATTAGCGTATTGAGCAGGGTATAAAACAGACTGACCATTTTGTGATGGGATCTCAATGTAGTATGCATTAGAATCAATCCCCTTACCATTGTAAAATCTACCTTGTAATAAACTTCCTAGTTTAGCCTTAACAGTTTTACCTCCACCAATATTTGCATCAAAAAATAACTCTACTTGTTCTGGGAATCTTTCTAAACCAAAGCTGTCGTATACTGCTTGTTGTTTGCCATAAATATTTTCTTCAAATTGATCTAAACCATCAACCATATCTAACAACGCAGTTTTAGCTTGTTCCCAACCTACGGCTGCTTTTGCATTTGAATATCTATCTCTGGTCATATTTAATTCTGCACCATTTAATTGACCAAACGGAGTAGCACCGTTAGATGAATCCATTTTCATGCCCAATAAATCAGTAATTGTGCCTTCAGCCATAATTTGGTCATAAATATATTTGGCAGCAATTGCATCTTGATCAGTAAGTGTAGCTCTAACTTGACCTAATCTACCAAAAAATTTTGGAGCGCCTTTATGATCTAAAAGCCTATAAATATTTTCTCGTGTTTTATTAATTGTATTTAATGTTTTTATAGATTGAGCTGTAACAGATTCTCTATCTTTTGCAAGAGCCTGTTTTTGTGTTTCACTAAACATAAAATCTTTTGGCACAACTGCATCAGACTGTGATGGAGTTGGTACAGCGTTTGTTGGTGTTTGTTGTGGATTATATCCTTGTTGTGTATTTACCTGTTGATTTGCCTGTACTTGCTGATCAGCTTGGTTAGGCGTAAATGTAATATCACCATCATAAGAGTATTCAGGAACGCCAGGTTTAGGTTGAATTAGCTCTGTTGATGGCGTAGATAAATTAACAGGTGGGTTATAAGAAATTGTTCCACCACCAGCATTAATTTGATTAGGCTGTAAATTTTGACCCTGTGGCATTTTATTGCGAGTATTGACTGCGTTAATTAAATCTGTTGCAGTTTGTGGCATACTTACACCTTTGGTTATATTTGGTTTATCAGCCAGTATATAATCTTTTTTAAGGTCAGCAACTTCCTTTGGAGTTGGAGCTTGACCAATTTGTTGTAACTTAATAGCTTCAGTTTGAGTAAGCTGTGTAGGATCAGCACCAATAGATTTAGCTTGTAATGACTCACCATAGTTAGGTGCAGGCATTGTTGCTTTCATAATTTGCTCAATGACTTTATCATCTGCTGCGCCTATCATTGCTTGTAGTCTTGGATTACCTGTGTATTGTTCAATTAAGTATGCTCTTCCTACTTCTGCACCTCTTTTCTTTTCAATGTCATAGCCTAAATTTTGCATGTCCATAAGTGCTTTTTTTAAACCAACACCTTTGGTTAGGTTATTCATAAGCATAGTAGATGGCAATCTTTTACCTTCTTGAGCGTTTGAAAGTACATTGTAACCAGTTCCAAAATAACCTAACCCTGCTTGTTTAGATTTATTTAAACCTGATAACGCACCCATCATAGCGTAAAATTTTTCATCTTCAGCTAACTGATTTGCGTATTGCGGACCTACAAACGCATTAACTGGTGAATAAGTATTTCCAAGTATTTTGTCTAAAAAATTAGCCATAATTATCCTATCCTATATTGTCGTTTTGTTCTTGGAATAACTGCTGTCATAATTGGTTTTACTTGATTTGGAGTAATTAATCCTTGAACTTGTGCAGGATTAATACCTGCACCTCTTGCTGCTGCAGTCATTTTTTCTTGTGGTGAAGGTTCTAGTATTGAACCTACTGCTAATCCTCCCATAAGTGTTTTATCAGGATTTTCTTGTGCATAATCAAATACACTTGACCCAAAATCACTTACCTTATCCATAAGATTTTTTTGTCTTTCCTGACCACTCATTAAATCTATATTTTTAAATGGCACTTCACCCAATAAATTAGTATCCGCCATTGTCCCTAAAGTAGGATCTGTAAATGATTCCATTGGTTGAAATGGAGTATTTGAAAACATATTATTCATATCTGCTAAACCTTGTTCTGTTAGCATACCTTTATCATACATATCAGTTAAAGGAATACCATTTCCAGAACCGTAACCTGAAGCTAAACTATAATTAGGATCAAACCCACCTCCTGTAGATAATCCTGATGAAAATGGAGCATCTATAGGTGAGCTTGTTAAAGCACTTGCAAAATCAGGTTGTAACGCAGTTGTTGGTGTTGTTAAGGGTTGAAATAATCCACTTAAACCATCAAAGGTTTCACCAAATCCACTTCCAAAGCCAGTTGAACCACCAAACATACCGCCACCAAGACCTCCAATGATCGCACCTTTGAGTGGGCTTTTACCTGTAACTAAACTTGTACCAGCACCAAGCATAGCTCCCATGAGCATTGGTTTCATTATTTACCACCTCCTGATTGAGTTGTTTGGCTTGTAGACCCCATAGGCGCGCCATATGCCCCTGATAAGTATGATTGTAGTTTGGTGTATGGTAAGTTTTCACCATACTCGTATCTACCAATATCTGATTGTAACGCTGTATTAGCGTAATCTTCTTTTACTTGACCTACATTTAATAATTGATTAATGTCTTGGTAATCAGTCATAGCCATCTGTGGAGCTTGTTGAGTGGCTTGTTGTTGGTAGCCTCTTTCAGTGCCATAGTTTTGATACATAAGTCTACCTGCTTCTTGAGATAATGCCTTAGCAAGGTTTTGTTGCGCTCTGGATGTTTGGTCAAACATTGCATTAGAGCCATAACGCCCTGCTTGAGAAGCACCACTACGAGTGCCTTGTATTGCATCATTATATCTTTGTGTTGCAGCAGAAGCAGCTCCTGACATAGCATTAGCTAAAAATGGATTATTACCTAAATAATTGCCTTGTATTACATTTTGTTGTTGTGTTTGTGCAGCATTGACTAATGGACTTCCTGTAGTAGCTCTAGTTTCAGCTAAATTAAGTGCTTGTGTAGTTTGCGAAGATGGATCAACATATGTCTGACCAGGATAATAATTTGGTCCAGGCTGTTGATATAGTCTTTTAGCCTCTTCTAAACCATAGGTAACATAAGGAACAACAGCAGGATCTAGTTGATTGGTTGTTGTAGACGAACCACCCCCACCACCGCCTTTGTAAAAAGTAAAAAAGTCTTGAAATCCTACTACAAATAAATTCCAAAATAGTTTAGAAAAGTTCATAATTTAAGCTCCATTAATGTATATTTCTTTTTAAATCCATATAGTTTAGACCATAGTCTTTCTATGCTTTCAAATTTGGTAGAACCTTGCACAGAAGTACCGCCATTATTTTTAATCCAAGATAAAAACTGACCCCAAGCATCTTTTGTATTACGCCCACCTATGTAAGTAATGTAAGCTACTCTATCATTAGGGTATGTGTACCACATAACTGTTGTGGCTGCATGACATTTTTTATTTTCATCTAAAGATATAATAAGTTGCTGTTGTCCTTGAGCAACAAGTAATTTTAATTGGTCAATAGACATTTCGCCATTACCTTTATCTATTGCTTTTTGTAAATGATTTTCAGCTAAATGCCAAAATTGTTGTACATGATTTGTAGGCACAACATAAACTGTTAATTTCATATTTAATCCTAGTAGTTCTTATCCTACTATTATATA